TTCACCGCTTTTGATGGTGCTAAGATTGTTTAAAAAAGCTCCTGTATAATACAAATCTACGTATTCTATCTGAAGCCCTTCAATACCTCTTATATTACCCCAGTAAGTAGAATATCCTGCTTGGATCAGCTCCCCTTTGTCATTCTCACCTTCTACCTTTACCTGTTCCCTAACCATCTTAGGAAACTGAGTTTCCATTTCTTCATCTGCTATGATCTCAGCTAGAATTGGTAATTCTTCCAACTCCTTTATTAAAGATTCTATTTTTCTAGCATAATTCATTAACTATTAGCCTTTTTGTATAGGTTTAAATAGGTGTAAAATTTTGAAACACTCATTTTATATACGTCAAAATCTTTTTTAAAGTACGATTCTAGCATAACAATTCTTTCATTAAAGCTCTGCTTAGTTGGTCCTTTTTGGCTTTCCCTTTCTTCTACTATCTTATTTTTAATGTTAAATATAGCTTTCATTGTCCTTTCACCTGATAGCCATCTTAATTTTAGAATAAGAAGGTCCTTTTCCTCAATCATTTTAGTGATGGCTTTATCATCTACCCCAAAATTATCAAATAAATCATCTGAAACCTTTATAAATACATCCACTAAAGTATCAGGATTGAAACCTTCTTCAGGTAGCTCAAAGTAATCTTCTAGCTTCAGTATGTATCTTATATCTCCTGTTTCGCTTACCTTTTCGAAATTCCAAATAGGTAAATCTTCTATTGTCCTAAAATATTTCATAGTCTAAAATACAAAAAAGGGGATACTTAAAGCATCCCCTCCTTCTACACAAAATTTTGAATCTATTTATCCTTTCTGCTTGGCTTTCTTGCAGGCTTACTTACTGCTTTCTTACCAGTTAGCTTTTCATAAGCCTCAGAAATATCAACTCCATGCAATTTCCCTTTGAAGATACCTTTGAACTGTTCAAAGGATAACTTCTTTACCTCGTCTACGTTGAAAGAAGTTCTTCCTAATTTAATGAACTTAGCCATTATTAAGGAATTACAACTTTAACTGCTTCTAAAGGAGCATCATCATATCCTGCTTTAGTCATAGACAAAGTCATTGAATCAGCAGAAGTTTGAGCAGGAATTACAAAAGTGTATTCTCCTGGTACAGTAGCACTTTCAGTAGCTGAAGTGATAGTAACACTAGCAGAATCAGTATCATTATATAAGCTGAAATCTCCTGGAACTAATCCTTCAATAGCAAATCCATAATCAACTGAAGTAATAGTTGAAACGAATCCTGTAGTTGTGATGGAAGTTACTGCATGAGTAATATCCCATAAACCGTAAACATCTGTAGAAGATAATCCATCGAAATCTAAAGAATCTTTATCAATAGCTCTCAATAAAGAATCCTTTTCAGTTTCTCTGAAATCAAAAGTTAATTTGATCATGATAGGCTCACCATCAGTTTTCTTCATTAACTCAGCAGAGAAGCTTTCATGATCTACTAAGATTGGTAATACTTCAGTTTTAGTAGAAGAATCAGTAGCATAAATGAAGTTTCCTGCTTTATCTACGATATAAACACCAAACTTAGAACAACCCCATTCTTCTAATTTACCTAAGTATTCAGGACCTTGGAAAGGAATGTAAGCTACAAAAGTTCTAGTACCTTCCTTAACCTTAGCCTTTCTTCCTGAATTGAACTCAAAGAAAGTAGGTTCTGCTCTTAAATCCTCTACGTTTTCAATAATTGAAAGAGGGAAAAATCTATCATCCTTATCAGCAGCGTCAAATTTAGCCTGTAAAGCTGACTTTGTTACTGCTGCCTCAGATGCAAATTTATTTTGTGCTCCTGAACCATCTACTTCAGGAACAATGATAAGCCTTTTAGCTATATCCATAATAGAAGGACATAAATCCCCTCTACTATTTTGTAATGTGCAACAATTAGCCATTTTATTAATATTTAAGTTTTAAAAATTATATTCATCAAACAAATTACAACCATCTATAATCTTATCTATATCTACTGTTATATTCAACTCTACACCTGATAGCATATCATTAAACACTTGCTGCTTGTTACCTTCATTATTAATGAATAGGCCCCATTTAGCGTGTCTAACAGTAGTATAAGTAGATACGTCTACTACGTATTCATTCTGTTTCAGTTTCTTTATGAACTCTCTTTTTAAAGAATCCATATCATCTATGATATTAGTATAATGATCATCAGTATCCCATTGCTGTTGCCCCTTCCAATCATTCATGAAATAAAGCCTCAAAACAGGGGATGCACCCACATTACTCATTCTATCATCATTTTCATTCATTGTTATAGGCTCAAATAAAAAGATAGCAGGAAACTTACTTCTACCTTTTCTAACCTTTGTAAGAATGTTATTTATTTCTATTGGAGTTCCATGAAAATAATAAGGAGCTCCTGATAACCATTTAGAAGAAGATACCTTACCCTGGACAAATGTAGTAGTTCTCACATCTGCAACAATAGTAGCTATAAAATCTTTTACCTGAGTTATCATATGATAGTTAGCTTATCTCTATGAGTGTAATAAAAATCTGCATAAATCTCAGTAGGTTCATTCTTAATCGTAATGTAGCTAGCTGCATCACAATAAATATCTATCCCCTTATTCCAAATCCTTTTCATGATGGATGAAGCTAAAGCAGGATTACGATCTGCATTTGTAGTTTCATTTATAGCTATACCTACTTGAGTATTTTCACTACCATTATCCCTCATGTAATAGAAGAAAGTGAAATATTTTAACATTTCTAAGATCCCTTTGAAGTAGTAAGTTCTATCTCCACTTGTATAAGTTCCTCCATCCCTTAAATCAGTCCACTTAGAAGCAGGAGTTCCTGCTAATGCAGTTACAAATTCATCATAAAGAGTATATCCTAAAAGAGAAATAAGAATATCTTCCTCTACTTGTGCAATGTATAAATCCAATTTTGAATCTATCCATTCACCAGTTGGAATTTCTACTTCTCCTACAAAATCATCTGCCGTTAAAATATTAGCCATTATTTAGCTTCTGCTTTACCTTTTTGAATCAATACCTTAGCTAAATCAACTGAAACAGTAAAATCTTTACCATCCATAACAATAGATACTTCTTCAGTTAATCTTTTCTTATCCCATTCTGCAGGGATTTCTGCAACTTTCTTTGGAGCTGCTTTAGGTTTAGTAGTTGTTTGTCTCTTAGCCATAATATACCGCTTTTACCACCAAAAGCCCCCAACCAACTAAGGAAGGGAGCTTTTGTATCAAAACTAATTTGCTTATGGTGTCTCCAATGCTGCGTTTGTAGTAGCGAAAGTACCTTTAACAAAAGCAGTAGTATCATTATTCTGAACGAATAATTGACCTCTCCACTCAGCTAAGATTGTTCTCATGTTCTTAGTGAAATCAGAACCATCTAAACCTACTTGAATATCAATACCTGATTTTTCAACGATAGTAGCTTTTCCGAAATCTCCAATTAAGAAATCTCCTGCAGTAATGTTAGTGTTCTCAATGATTGGAATACCATCCATTGTTAAAGTAGAACCAACCATCATTAATCTTTCTACATATCTCTTATCAGTAGCAGATAACTTCTCTAATTTTAAAGCAGCTACATCAGAAGGATGCATCATAATAGTTAAAGAACCGTTATGGTTAGCCAATCTGATTTGGTTAGCAGCAACTACTAAAGAATCAACATCATTAGCGTTATCAACTGTGTTAGCGAAAGTTCCTGCAGCAAATGCAGTAGCTTGGTTTAAGATTCCGTTCATGTTTGGAGCAGAACCGTTACCATTTAACGCTTGGTTATCTACGTCTAAGAATAATCTCACGATTAATTTGTTTCTTAACCATCCTTCCATAAAAGAAGCATCATCTAACATTTCAGTAGATACTTTGAAGTAAGCAGCTCTCTTAACTAAAGCTACAGAAGTAACAACGAAATCGTTATCAATCTGATCTTTAGCAGCACCTTCTGCAGTACCGTCAATAGTACCATCTTGAGCAGTTTCGTAAACCCACTCGATAGTATTACCTGCAGTTCTTAATTTAGGGAATAAAGAGTAAGTCTTAGCTTCTCTCTCTGCGATGTCATTGATCCCTTCTAATCTTTGAGCTTGTGGAACTGTTCCCGTAACATTTCCTGCTAATGTCATATCTCCTGCAACTTTTAAAGAGAAAGTAAATTCATGCTTACCTTCTTTTGCTGCTTTGAAGTTCTCAGCGTTATCAGCTAAAGCTTTTTTTACTGATCCTTCTGCATCTCTTACTGAAGCTCCTGATAAAGATCCATCCTGTAATTTCTTTAAGATGATTCCTTGAGTTTCTAAAGCTGATTCTAAAGACTTAACTTTGTGAGCCTTTAAATCTTCAACTTCTTTTTGTAATCCTTTTACAACTACATCATTAGACTCTCCTTCTAACTTTGCAATTCTCTCATTGATTTGAGCATTTTCGTGCTTTAATTTTGCTACGTAATACTCTTGTAACTCCTTAGCATCCATTTTAGCTAATTCGTCATTTGACTTTTCTACGAACATTTGTTTATGAATTTTGTATCAAGTTTAAAAATAAATTTTTCTTTTCCTCGTCATTCGGCTTTTCATCCTTCAAAGTGTTTTTATCAAACGGCTTTTGAGTGATAAGTGAATCCCTGAGTTGTTGTATTTGTTTGAATCTCATTTCAATATTTTCTAATCTTCCATCTGTACCCTTTCCAGTTTTCAAGGCTTTAATGAAAGATTCCTCAAGAGCATGAATCTTATCTAACAATTCATTATAATCTCCTGAGCTTTTTGCAGCTTCAATTACAGGAGTAAGGCTATTAGATCCAAATGTAACACCTGAACCTTCCCAAAGTTTTACCTCAAAAATATCAAAGTGGCCATCTGCATGATATTCTGAATCTTCTTCAAATTTAACTTTATCTCCAATATAATTAAAACCTATAGAGTGTTCTCTTAATATCCCATCCTGGTAATCTAATAGAGCATCTTTCCCCTCAGTACTTCTACCCATCTTAGAAACAAATCTCAATCCCTTATGATCTTCTTCTAATTCCAGGATTAAACCTATTTGCCTATCCCAGTCATGATTTCTAAGGTGAGCTATCTTTCTATTTCCTGCTGATAATGGTCCTCTTTCCTGGATGGATTTCTTAAAAGCACCCTTCCTAATTACATCCATATCAGAATCAATAGTATCAAAAGAAGCAAAGTATCCTGAAACAATACCTTCCTTTTCATCTATATCTTTTACCTCTAATGCTAGATTTTTACAAGCGTATCTAGTATTAATTTTATCCTCTATTCTCATATTAATCAGTTATATCAACCATTTCTTTTGCTTGATCAATAGTAATTATACCTGCTTGAACTAGTTTAATTACTCTATCAACCTTAACATCTGAATCCTCTTGCAAAGCTTCAACTCCTGATACGTCATATTTAAGTACTAGGTTTCTACCTTCTTCTTCTGAGTATCTTTGAACAAAAGAACTATTGTAAGCAGCTTCAAACATTCTTAAAATAGGAATATTAACATTGGTCCAAAGTGCTTTCTCTGCTTCCTTTCTATTATTGTATGTTTTATTAGCAGGATCATTGAATAAAGAAGAATCAACTCCATAAACATTACAAATAGCTCTAAGAGTTTTAACACCCATTTCAATAACCTGCATATCTGCTGCAGTCATTCCCATAGCATTGTATTTCATCTTAGAAGGAGTTACTATTGCTTTTCCAAATTTAGAAGCACCACCAATCTTAGAATCAAACATTCTCTGAGCTGCCTCTAACTCTAAATCATCTAATACATCATCTGATTCATTTGAAATAAATCCAATAGCACCTTTATTCTTTAATAAGTTAGCTGAAGCCTCCCATTGATGCAATGAAGTTCTATATGGATATACTGCTGATTGTAAAGGACTTAATCCCATTCCTGTCTCTAATCCCTTTTCAGTAGGATTAAAATACTTAACATGAACTATTTCCTCAGCAGGGATATTAGTATCAATATTATCTATCACGTAATCATAAGAAATGATATTATACTGAGAATCTAACTTTGGTTCAATACCTTGAGTATAAAGAACTTCTAATTCTCTAAATGCTCCCTGTACTCCCATCCCTAAAGAATCAGTTCCTTTTGCTAATGCATTTCCTGTTAAAGCTAGATTAACTATTA